GGATTTGATTTTATGATCACTGCTCGTGAACACGCTTCACTAGGTGGTGCGTGGACTGCTAACGAAGACTACTCATTTACTCAGACTATTGTCGATGGTGCAGACTTTGGTGATGAACTGTTGGGCACACCAGGCTGGCGCAAGAACATTACAGAACTAGCACGTTTTGGCAACAATGACACTGGTCAAACGTGGGATTATCATTACGATGCCATGGAAGCACGTATGCCTTGGGTGGGTATTGGTATTAATCATGGTTGGTTGACCACAGATGGATTCCGTGGCGGTTGGTGGGGAACATTGATCACACCCGGTGGATGGGAACCAGCACCGTGGTTGGCCACAATCCAAGATGGTGCTCATCCGGGTGTTATCTGGTATTGGGTAAGATAATTTAACGGTAAATATACTAAAGAGAGCGCATTATGACAATTCAAACAATTAATCTAGGTAACTACGCAAACGATGGTACTGGAGACGATTTACGCACCGCATTTCAAAAAGTAAATGCTAATTTTTTATTACTCGATACAGAAATTAATGTCGGCGGAGCTACTAACGTTGGTGGTGGCGCTGGCGTATTCAAACAAAAGAATGGTGCAGTATTAGAGTTTAAAACACTAGTTAGTAGCGGTAACACAGTTGCGTTTACTACTCCGACAGCTAATACAATTAATTTAGAATCTACTGCACGAGTACAATCAGATACTACACCTAGCCTAGGTGGAAATTTAGATCTTGCCGGGTTTAATATAATCGACACTAGTCACACCGGCGACATCCAAGCATCAATTTATGGTATTAATATACCTATTGTAAACGCCTTGTTAGAGTTATTAGTGCTATCTTCTCAGCTTACAGTAGATATGGGGACATTTTTAGAACCTACAGGGTTTACTGGACAGTCAGGTAACAATGGAACTATTTTAGATCTAGGCGGGATCGAAGACCCTTACAGCGGAAATAACTTAAATTTTGGCACTTTCATTTAAGTATTTTAACGATAAATACTTAAAACGAGAGAGTATATGGCCTTAAATGTTTGGACTCAGCCTTCTGGATACTCCTTTGGAGTGTATGAAGAAAGAAAATCACTTGATATATCACTACCAGTTGTAAACGATTCCGGAACAACTTACAGTAGAATATCAGGAATCATTCCAAGCGGTTTGCGTATACAAGGTAATCATCTTGTAGGTATTCCATTTGAAGTTCCAAGACTTACAGAATACACATTTTGTATTAGAGCATCTAATGCACAGGGCATTGCCGATAGAACATTTAGAATTTCAATCGACGGTGCAGACACTCCAACATTTGTAACAGGTTCGGGATTATTGCCAATTGGGCCTGCACAACAGTTTTACATATTAGATAGTTCGTATGTAGAGTACCAGATTAACGCAATTGATCAAGATACCTCAGTTGGACAAAAACTAAGTTACTTTATTGCAGATAACGATGGCGCATTGCCGCCGGGACTAGTACTAACACAAGACGGAAGAATTACCGGGTTTATTCAACCTGCGTTAGCAATTCGACCCGAGGACGGCAGCGGTACGTACGATGATACATATTACGATGCAGTAGCATACGACTTTGCAGTACTGCCATCTAACGGATATGATAGCTACATTTACGACTCAGTATTTTATGGCTTCAATATTGCAACAAATTTACCAAAAAAATTAAATCGTACTTACGAATTTACTGTTACTGTAACTGACGGAGACTCGGTTGCAAAAAGAACTTTTAGAATGTTTGTTGTTAGTGACGAATATTTTAGAGCAGATAGTACAGACAACTCAACACTACTAACTGCCGACATTACATTTTTAAGACCACCAGTTTGGATTACTCCCAGTGATTTAGGAATTTATCGAGCAAATAACTATCTTACATTCATTCTTGATACTTTTGATCGAGAAAATATACAATATTTGTTTGAACAAGTAAATTCTGATGTTATTGCAACTACTTTAAAAGTATCCCCTACGGACAACATTGCAGGTTCAGTATCTATCACTATAACCAGTACTCGTGGTATTCCGGCGTACGGCCAGTACTTAACTTTCCAAGATCGTATATTTGCCAACAATGTAGACACTAGTAAAATATACCAAATATCTGCGGTGCAATCACTTGGCAATGATCGATATAGATTAACTGTAACCGATGCACTTGTAACAAACATTGCCGACGATATTGAATTCTTTATAGGGTCATTAAGTATTATTCCTCCCGGAATGACATTTGACGTCTCGACTGCAGAGGTGTACGGAGTTGTTCCATATCAACCTGCGGTTACAACTGTGTATCGATTTACAGTAACCGCAATTCGATTAAGCGATACTACAGAAACTGCTAGAATACCAAGGACATTTACAATAAATGTAATTGGTGAAATTGATACTACTATCTTGTGGAATACTGATCCAGATTTAGGTGCTATTGATGCAAATTATGTTTCTACATTAAATGTAAATGCAACTAGTACAGTTCCCGGTGCTATTGTGTTGTATAGAATAACTAGCGGACAATTACCTCCGGGACTAACTTTAAATTTAGACGGTGAAATAATAGGTAAGCCCAATCAGTTCGGCGAGTTATCTAATTTAGGTTTAACAAGGTTCTATGACGAACCTCCAGCTGTTTCTACAAAGACTTTTACTACATTCGATAATACGGAAACTACTATCGATCGAGTATATACATTTACTGTTAAAGCTCAAGACCAATATCGATATAGTGAAGTATCTCGTGAATTTACTATAACCATTAATACACCAAATCAATTGTTGTTTAGCAATCTTAAAGTTAAGCCATTCTTAAAATTAGATCAACGCAGTAACTGGAAATCATTTATAAACGATTCAACTATTTTTACTAGCAGTAGTGTGTACCGATTAGATGACCCAAACTTTGGGGTGCAAACAGATTTAGAAATGATAGTGTATGCTGGAATAGAAACTAAAGATGCAGCCGCATATGTTTCAGCAACAGGGCTTAACCATAAGAAAAAAAGATTTGTATTTGGCAATGTAAAAAAAGCTACCGCAGTAATACCTGGAACTAAAACGGCAGTATATGAAGTTGTATATGTAGAAATGCTCGATCCATTAGAACCAAACGGTAAAAGACTAGCTAATAAATTAACAAACTTAGGATTACAAAGTAAAGCAATTACTATAGATAGCAGTAATAGTATTTGGAGTACATCATTAAGTTCGCTAGCTACGGCTGCTCCTACTAACAAACGACCCGAACCTATTATTACTGTTGACAGTGAGGGATACTTTGTATCTAATAGTAATCCCGGTACATACTTTCCAAATAGTATTAGCAACTGGAGAGATCGATTAAAATCGGTAGGAGAAACAGAGAGAAACTATTTGCCACTTTGGATGCGTAGTATCCAACCTGGCGGTAATCAAGAATTAGGATTTCAGTTAGCAGTGCCGCTATGTTACTGTAAAGTAGGATACGGTGATGGTATATTAAACAATATTAACAATGCCCTAAAAACTAAAGCATTTGATTTTAAATTATTAGACTACACAGCAGATAGATATATAATTGATGCAGTAGAGGGCCAAGCAAGCGATAAATACCTTGTATTTAAAAACGATAGGATAACAGTATGACAAGCGCCATAAATTATAGTACAATTGACGAAAATTACCCAGTTGCAGGTGTTGATAATAACAGCCAAGGATTTCGTGATAATTTCAACGAAATTAAAACTGCACTAGCCACTGCAAATAGTGAGATCACAACCTTACAAAATAAAGCAGTTTTAAAAAGTAATTTAACTACTAATGCAGTTGTTACTAATGATTTGGCCGGAAGTAGTATTGTTAACGGTGTACACAACAAATTTTACGGGGTATCGTATACTCCAACAAATGCAGTTACAACTGCAACCGATATTGATGTTGAGGCTGGCATGTTCCAAGCATTTACTATGGGGGCAGATGTTAGTTTTACATTTAAAAACTGGCCCGACGCCGGAAGATATGCAAGTGTTCGTGTATTATTATCAACAAACAACCTCTCAGTAGCTCCTAGGAGAGCAACATTTTACTCACAGGGTCAAACAACATCCACAGTATTCAAAGCAGGAAACTCAGGGTTAGCACCAAATGGTTGGTTATTTGACACTGTTAATCCCTACTTCAATATAGTAGCAAGTTGGACCAAAGTAACAACGGCTGCATCACCTGCAACAGCTACATCAATTACAGTAAATGATGTTAGTAATTTACAAGTTGGTACTCGGGTATCTTACGTACCAACCGGCGGTGGCACTACTATTACAACTATAAGTGCAATTAATCCAAACACACGAGTCGTTACATTAGCCAATGCTGTAGCAACAGGCGGCATTGCATCAGGTGATACTATTACCTTCTTGTACAATGGGCCACGTTTAATCGAAGCGTTTACGTGGGACGGCGGCGATACTGTATATCTAACCCAAGTAGCAGACTTTTAATGCATCCATTAGTTGGTAATTTATCTACTGTTAAGGACGCTGAGCTCGAAAATAAAATAAACGAGCTTACCCGTAAATATTTTATAGCACGTGATCCAAATGTGCAACAACAAATTGCAATGGTATTAGATACTTATAAAGCCGAATTGGACGACCGCAGGCGGCGTGAATACGAGAAAATGATGTCAACTCGAGATAAAGGGCTTGACAAACTTATTAATGTAAGTTAAACTATAGGCTATGCGCCTAGACAAATATAGTAATCCAGTTTTTAACGAACAAGACATATTTGATGCTTTGTATAAAGGTTATCAATTTTCTGTCAACGACACATTCCTTGTCGAAACTCGTTCTGATGATATTAAGAATTTAGAAACACAACTTGGATTTAAATTCCTCGAACCCTACGAAACTCATTTTGACGTAGATGAATACAATTTAGCTTGTCAAAGCAATTGGTTTATGCCCAAAGAGTACAAAACATTAGATATCGAATCTTGGATTCGAGGACAATGTCCGCCATGGGATCCTAATTATTCTAGGGTAGAAGAAGAGTTAGTTGCATACAAAGCAAGAAACATGCTAGATCTGTTGCGTTGGTTAAAGTATTTTGTAGATACTTGCTCAAAAGAGAACATAGTTTGGGGTGTAGGACGAGGTTCAAGTGTAGCAAGTTATGTACTATTCCTGTTGGGTGTACACAGCATAGACAGTATCAAATATAATTTAGACTGGCAGGAATTCCTGAGATAAGTAATAATATAATCCAAGGAGATTAAAAAATGGCAATGAAAGAACAACAACGTCAAGTTTACCGCACTGCACAAGGTAAAGAAATTGACATGCATAAATTAGCTATGCAAAACGAGACAACATTAGCAGTTGGAAATGTACGCATGAATGCTCGAGGCGACTTGTTAGGGCCAGGTGGTAAAATTATTAAAAAACAAGACGAATCGATTTCAACAGCGGCATCTATTCCTAATCAAATTAATGTACGCACGGACGCACCTGCTAAAAAAGATGTTAGTAACATGGATCCGGAAGGCAACGAATGAACGTAGTAAAAGGCAGACTTATTCCAATCCGAGACAATGTATTAGTTAAGGATATGAACTTTTCCGAGCAAAAAACTGCTAGCGGAATTGTTATTCAAAGTGATGACGGCAAAAACGAAGGCATTCGTCCTAGATGGTGTAAAGTTTGGGCTATTGGGCCTGAACAACACGAAGTCAGTGTCGGCGAATGGATCTTGGTTGAGCATGGTCGGTGGACCCGTGGTGTAACAGTTGAAGACGAAAACGGTAATGAAATAATCATTCGCCGAGTTGAAACTAAATCTATTATGATGAGTTCCGAATCAGAACCAGAAGGTTTCCAAACTGGTGTGTACACTGCTCCGACACACGGGCAAGCATTCAAACCAGAAGACTTTGTTAATCGGTCTTACTAAAATTAACAGCTTTGAACATCAGGACTATTGACTAGTCCTGATTTCTTCTGTACAATATGTTAAAGGAGTAGTCTATGGAAATACAACCTAAAGATACAAGCAAAGGACATTTTTATGTCAGCCTTGTAAAAAGTATTATTCGCATTGGTGCTGGCGGATGTTTAATCCAAGGTAATTTAATTGCAGCGGGCGGTCTATTAATTTTAGCAGAAATGTTAGGCATTGTAGAGGAACTAGTGTGAGGAATATCAGGCTAACTGATGCAGTTATTACTTTGCACGAAATTTCTCGAACCGTTGCCGAAGAACTCGGTACAGGACAACTATACGATGACATTCGATCATGTGCAGACCGATTGCACGAGTGCTCACGAACTGATGAAAAAATTAGTAAGCTAACACAAAATATTATTGATAATAAGGCAACAGAATGAAAGAACTATGGGTAGAAAAATACCGTCCAAGTAAGATTGACGGATATGTGTTTAGAGATGCACATCAAAAGAGTCAAGTAGAATCATGGATTAAGCAAGGTACTATACCACACTTGTTGTTTAGTGGTAATGCAGGTATCGGTAAAACCACACTTGCTAAAATTTTGTTTAATGAGTTAGATGTTAATCCATTAGACTTGTTAGAAATTAACGCATCGCGTACTAACAGTGTTGAAGACGTTCGCGACAAGATTGTTAACTTTGTCCAAATGATTCCATTTGGTGATTTTAAGGTAGTACTATTAGATGAAGCAGATTACTTGTCACCCAACGCTCAAGCGGCTTTACGTGGGGTTATGGAAGAGTATCACACTACTGCTAGGTTTATACTTACTTGTAACTATCCCAACAGAATTATACCGGCTCTGCACAGCAGATGCCAAGGTTTTCATATCGAACGAGTTGATATTACTGAGTTCACTGCTCGTGTCGCTACCATACTTGTGGAAGAGGGAATTGAATTTGATCTCGACACACTAGACACATTTGTCAAAGCAACTTATCCAGACTTACGCAAATGTATCAATACTGTTCAAATGAACAGTATGGAGGGTAAGTTACACACACCGGAAAAAGGTGATAGTGGACAAGCAGACTACAAACTTGAAATGGTTGCTCTATTCAAGGCTGGCAAGATTAGCGAAGCCCGTAAACTTGTGTGTGGACAAGCTCGACCAGAAGAGATGGACGAAATCTATCGCTGGCTGTATGATAACGTGGCAATCTTTGGTGAAGAAGCACTACAAGATAAGGCTATTCTTATTATCAAGCAAGGTCTTGTAGACCATACGCTAGTCAGTGATCCAGAAATTAACCTGGCGGCTACACTGATCAAACTATCGTATCTATGAAACAAAAGTTTGTAAATTTATACATGGACTGGGCAGAACGTCTTGCCCAGTTAAGCCATGCTCGTAGATTGCAAGTAGGTGCTGTGATTGTTAAAGATGATACTGTTATTAGCTACGGCTACAACGGCATGCCCGCAGGTTGGGATAACAACTGTGAATACGAAATCTATGAAGAGAACGGGGATGACGAACCCGAAGTTATTTTAAAAACAAGACCAGAGGTGTTACATGCTGAGTCAAATGCTGTTGCCAAGCTCGCCAAGTCTGCTAATAGCGGTCATATGGCTGATATTTTTATTACTCACGCTCCTTGTCTGGATTGTGCCAAGCTGGTTTACCAGAGTGGTATTAACCGTGTGTATTTTGGTACAGCCTATCGTGATAACGCAGGAATTGAGTTCCTCCGTAGATCAGGTGTCGAAGTAATTCAAATAGAGAAATTATAATGAAACGTATATTAATTATGGGATTGCCAGGTGCAGGCAAAACAACTCTAGCACAATGGATTGTAGAAGTACTACAAAAAGAAAAGAAGCGTGTAGGTTGGCTTAATGCTGATGATGTACGTAAGAAGTATGACGACTGGGATTTTTCAGAAGCAGGCCGTATTCGTCAAAGTAAGCGTATGAGAGAACTAGCAGACACTATGACTGATACAGATTATGTAATCTGTGACTTTGTTGCAC